TAAATGTTGCACCAGTACCAACAGTATGTGTTAGTGTATTATGAGTAGCTGTAACGTTAGTTGTTGTTATTGTATCAACAACATTTAAAGTTCCAGTTACTGTTGCTCCACTAGCCGAAGTTTCTATCTTCTTAGCATCATTATGATATAATTCAACAGCTCCATCACCAATTGCTTGTATTGATTTTTTACTATTAGTGTTTAAAACAAAATCATCAGCAGACTCTATGAGAATATCATCACCAGATCCAGTTGTTTGAATATAAAGATCACCTGTATTGTTATCAATATAACTGCTTGAGCCATTATGATATAGCTGTAAATCATCATCCGTACCAAAAGTAGCTTTATTATTATCCTTAAATATAAACTTACTTGCAGACTGATCGAATGTAATATCATTAGTTGCAGAGTTGAATACTACATCTGCACCAAAATCAACAGTATCATTAACATCTAGTGGATCATTAAATGTTGAAACACCAGCTACTTTGATTCCATCACTTAAAGTTAAATCTGTAACAACAGTTGTTCTTGCATTAAGTGTAAGAAGATCTGTAATTGCATTACCAATTACGACATTACCATTAAGATTAACACCTTGAGCAAAAGTAGTAATACCAGTTACTCTAAGGTTCTGTGTTACTGCATCAGTTATATCTGTTCTTGTAATTGTAGATATACCTGCAATTTTTATCCCGTCTATATTTCCACTACTATCTGTAATTAATGCAGATAATGGATGTGTCTGACCTGGAGTATGATCAAGAAGTTTATATGTATATTCTCCACCAATCTCTACTGGGTTTCCTGCAACATTACCTATAAAAATACGTCCCGCTTTATTGGCAGAAGTACCAGCGGTTCCCTGTTCTACAGTTGCTGCTAATTCTCCAAATTCCAAAGAACTAGGAGCAGTCGCACCAGTAGATCTATGAATTCTAATCTTACTGGCCATTAGAACGAACCTCCATTAACGTCTAAATTTTTTACATTTGTTGGTGTTAATTCATTAGTGGCAACCCACTTACTCAAATTTGCATCATAAACTAAAACTGAACCATTAGCAACATTAGATACGTTAGTATCTTGAAGACTTGCCATTGTTCCACCTGATGTGGAAGAAGTTGTCGGAACCTTAACACCTTGCGTTTGACCAACTCTTACTTTAATAGCCATAATTACACCTTAGTTGCACCTTCTCTAACCAATGCTGATCCTTCTACAATTCTTGTTCTAGTACCACCAGAGGCAGTAAGAAGAAGATCATAGATGTAACGTCCAGCTTTTATACCAGATGTTACCGTATCAGTCATATCAATTCTCACAATACCATTATCCCTATCGGGAAAATCAACTGTAAAATCATACTTCTTTGTACTGGAAGGATGCTTACGAAGTTGTGCTGCTCCAGTGTACCCATCAAGATCCAAAGGAGAATCAGATGCATCATCCGAAAGATTGAATGTTTGAGTAAAATCAGCCCCTTGATCAATCACCAGATTTACAACATATACAGCCATTCTTAATAGTTAGTTTTATCTAGATATATTTATCTAATTACAGTTTATCAATAACTTTATTCAAAAGTGTCTTGATATCACTCATTTCATTCTCTAAATTCTCAAGACGTTTCATTTCTTTCAACCGTTGATTATATTTTGATTTATAAGCAACGTATGCAGATTTATCGGTATTAATAATAGCACCACTATCATCATCTCTGAATAAATCAGATCTACCTTCAACTTGTTTATAACTCATTATGCTAATGCAATTGTTCTAAAGTCTCTAATTCTAGGAACCTTAGCCTGATTAGTACCAGTCATTATAACTTTAATCTGGAATCCATGAAATTCTACTAAATCATTAACTGTAAATTGATAATCCCTGAAATCATTATCAGACCTAGAGGCACCAATAAATTTATCAGGTCTACCATCATTATTTTTAGCATCAATTACTTCATCACCAAAACCATCCCCAGTAGTATCAGTTAAATTAGCAAAGCCAGGGAATAATTCAAATGTAGATTCTGATGTAGGTGAATCCAATCTAATCAAACGATATAAAACTCTTATATCATTAGAAACATGTCTATATGCAGCAAATCTTACTTGTAAAGATGTTGCTGGATTTTCTAGATCAACACGTTTGGTTATATAAATCGCAGCATTAGGATCATTAAATCTACTATTAACTTTTGGATCAACTTTATAATCAGATGTTCTTTGATCTAATCTATTTGTTGTTGTGATAACGGAGAGTCTATCCAAGTCAATCATAGGAGATACATTGGTATCCTTACTTGTTAACACATATTCTGTTGTAAATGATTTACTACCAGGTAATGATGTTAATTGATTACTTTCATTAATCTTAGAAGCAATTATTCTAGGAGTTTCAAAATAAGTAATGCCATTTAAAGACATAGCTTCAAAACCTTGATCTTGCCAAGAAGACTCATTACCACTAGCACTAGTTGCAGATACAGTTCTAACTTGACCATTTATATTTGTATCAGTTGGAGTCATGAATTCGACCATTGGTGTAATAGCCTCAAACTGTATATTTTGAGTTGCTCTAACTAATTCACCACCAAGAGATTCGGTATCAGAGAATTTTAACTTCTTAGATCCACCAGTACCATCTCTTGTAACTCCATTACCATTAGCAGTAGTATTAATTTTTATATAATAACCATCAAGAGTTGGTTGTAAAGAATTATCCACATCTGCAAATGAATGAGTTGTGTTAATTCTTCTTAATGAAACACCAGCAGCTTCATATTTACGTACTCTTCTATTAATTAAATGTGTTTCAGGAGTTGTATCATCTATACCTCGTGTAATTCCAGTAAGTTGTTTTGGTGTAACACCAGCATTAACTCCTGTATACTTGATAACTTCATTACCAATTTGAACATATCCAGGGTTAGTTGCACTAACTGTAAGACCTTCAAAACTTGTTAAGAATGATACATCACTTATTTCTACTGCAGATGTTGCACTAGCTGCATATTCCACATTTAATTTTGCAGTCGTAGTAACTCCTACTGCACCAGAAATAATAACTTTATTATTTGCAGCGTGCATACCATGATTCCTATGTTTCACATGGAAATGTAATCCATCTTTTTCTGGAGATATTGTATTAACTGATTGAGGAGTTCCATTATTCAATGCAGTTCCAACAACATTACTATTACTAACAGGTTTTAATACAGCAGAAGTATCAAAATCACCTTCAACTCTATTCAGAATAACACTATTAACATTTGAAACTGAACCAGCACTAAATCTAATATTTCTACCAGTTTCACCTAAACTTGCACCTAGAACATCTCCAGCTTTATATCCAGATCCACCAGCAGTTACACTAATTGCATTTACAGCTCCATTCTGAATAGTAACTGTAGCAACTGCACCAGTTCCATCACCCGTTATGGATGTTAAACCGATACCTGTATATGCTAAAGTACCAGATGCAGGTGTCAATCCAATACCAGTACTAGTTTGATACGTTGCAGTAGCCAAAGGCCCTAAGTGTGCAACAATATTACCATATGAAATATTACCACTTACAGTCTGTTGTAATCTAGAACCAATTGGCCAATTACTAGTTGCAGTACTGGAATTTCCAGCTAATTGAATCTTAACTTCATGAGAATTCACGTTCAATGGTGAAGGTCTTAGAATTGGTTTCTCCAATTCACCAACACCCAATTCTGGATTATAAAGTTTCAATGCGCCTGGGCCAGGAACAAACTTACATTTATTAAGTACAAATTTAAGATCTTCAAATTGACTTGCTTCCCAAGTAGCACCATTCTGAGATTTAAATAATGATCCCAAATAAGGTTGTGTGGAAACAATTCTTCTTTCACTTTCTTCTAAATTTCTATCTTCTAAATCTTCATCACCCATTCTAGCAATAAAGACATTATAATCATTAGACATGGATATTAAAGTAATTGCATATTCTCCACCACCACCTTCTAAGTATACAGGAGATGGGAATGTAAATCTAGTTGCTACTGTACCAAAGTCTGATGTATTAACTTCACTTGGTTCTAGTGTTTTTTCACCAAAAGCAACAATTCTTTGTGTAGGCAATCCAGTAGCCATAGTTCTTATCTGACATGTAACTGGAATTGCAGTGTCTTTTGTCTGGAAGAATATATCTATAGATGATACAAATATACCATTTGGATCAACTATTTCAATTGATTCTGCAAGAGGATCACTCCAGAAAAACTCTTCAGTAAATCTTTCAGTAAACGATTGTGTTTGGAATGTTCTTGTAGATGTACTATTTACTGTTGTACTATCAGTAAGATTTACTTGTTGAATCTCAGCATTTCTGATATTCATTATATCTTCTTGAACTGTATTCAGTGTACCTTCTGCACGGAAATTAGTTTCAGCTGAAGATACTCTATCAAGTACACTACGTGAATCAACAGAACTACTTGATAATCTAAATGTCTTAGATCCAGTCCTAAATTCAGGAGCAGATGTATCAGTTGGTTCTGGAATAAACAATGATCCTAATGCAGCACCTTTTTCATCAGCCACTAATTTAACATCAACTACTTTTGCAATAGCATTACTAGTTCTACCAGTAAGTATCATATTCTTAGCAATATATCCATGAAAATCTCCAAGAACTTGTTGTTGTAATGATGCAGTATCAATATTAAGAACTGAAGTTGTTGCAGAATAACTAGAACTCAATCCAACATTATCTGCATATGGATTAACATCATATATTATTCTAGGATTATTATATGAACCAAATTTATGATTTGGTTGTGCAGTTCTAAATGATATTCTTGGGCCAGATCCATTTCTCAAAGAATCGCCAACAGTACCATCAACCGTTTCACCAACCTGGAAAACTCCACTAGTCATTTCAATTTCAACCAATTTAGGAGTTACATACTTATCAAGATTTTGTCCATCGAAAAATGTATAGAATCTTGTTCTTGGTTGTATTCTAGTAGCAATAAATTCAATATTTCTAGATCTCATGAAAGGCATACTTTCCTGACTAACCATTTTATCACCAAGACTTTGAGTATCAATTCTTTCATTAACCTCAAATTGAATACCACTACGTGTTAGTCCAGTATCTATTCTGATGGTTTCTTCAAAGGTATCAGTTGTTGTATCAAGAAAATTCCTTATGGTTCCTCCATCACCACGCCATCCTACTTCCTCATTCGTCATTCGTCTGGCACCAGTGAATTGACTAGTAGTTTGAGAACCAGTTTGTACAGTAGAAGTACTTGTAGAAGACCAAACTTCTTCCCATGCACCCCAATCAGCAGGACTCAATCCAGTATTTGGATCTACTTCCAACTCTATCATTGTTTTTGCAAAATCACCTTCAACATCAACAACATTTGCATCAAGTCTTTTTTCATTTACCCATACATCACTAGCTGGGTTTAATTCAACACTACCAATCCAAGTAATAACTGCAAATGGGTTAACATTTTCAGTTCTAGTTGCAAATGGTTGTTTAATATATTCGGTTTCTGTATAATTTAAAGTTACAATATCCCCAGTCCTTTTTAAATCATTTGATTGTAAATCTGCAACCTCCGTCAAATCTGCTTGAGGATTAGCTGTAGTTCCTATACCAATAACCTGTTCAGATCCAACAAGAAGATCAAGACCATGAGTATAATGAGTTGGTCTTAATTCACCTGTAGATGCATCATTTGCAGCTCTATAACAAGGATGTCCAAGTGCCTGTGCTGCATGACTTCTAAAATTATCTACAAAGAATCCAGATTTAAATCTATTCAATCCAGTTTTTGCATCATCAATAACCAAACCAGCAGTATCAGTTTCTAATAATGATAATTGAGTATAAAATTCTACATTTTTCAATCTTCGTTCTAATCTACCAATATCAGACATTGTATATCTTTTATGTGTAGCAACAATTGCACGAGATGATTTTTCAGCTGATCTAACAAATGGTCTATTTGTAATAGTAGCTACAGTGAAAGTACCAGGAGGATCTGCAGGTGGTACTACATCAACAAAAGGTGCAGGAGATCCTTTCTTAACTTCAAAGAATCCATCTTTACTTAAGTAAATTTTATCTATTCTTGCAAGATAATGAGAATATGTTAATTTTATATCAGTATCACGTACCAAAACAACAGGTTTTGGATTTCCAGTAGTGAAACTACGAGAAGAATAATCAAATGGTGATAGGGAACCACTATAATCAGCAACACGAGGTCTTGCATCCATATAATCACTAACTGGTGTCCCTTTCCAGGTAGTCATATCTTCAATAAAATTATCTGGAGAATAACTATTAACTGTTGCAAAATCACTTGCATCACCGTCTACAATATAATGATCAAATATAATGGATATTCGTTTAGAAGGATCTGGAGTATTATCCTTTCTTATTATTCTTGCATAATCATAAAACTCTGATCTTTGGCCAGTATCAAAACTAAAATTCTTACTTATAAGTTTATCACCTTCATCCACTACAGAAACTTCACCAGTAATACCAGATGATTTAAAATCAATAATCTCTTCAAGATTAAATTCTAGATCATTTGTATATACAATATCTACAGTTGAAGTTGTGGAAGAAACTACTTTTGCAGCTGCACCACTAAGTCTACCAACAAGCAATTCACCTTGAACCGTATTAGTTAAATCTGTAGATCTATTAATGAGACTTAATCTAGGAAGATTTGGATCTCCTGCAGTAGAAGACTCAAATACAGCAAGAACACGTACACCATCAGGAACATTTAAAGATATTTCTTCATCTTGAACTCTAGTACCATAAACATTACTAGATGTTAAACCATCAGCTAAACCAGAAGCACCAGAACCAGTCAATCTAGAATTACTAATTGTTAACTTCCTACATTTCTTTAGTGTTTTAGTTTGGGAAGTTAATTCAGTTTTCTTTACAGTATATGTAAGTATTGCACCAGTATTACTAGCTTTTGATAATCCTACCAATGTAACTGATTTTTTATCAGCAGCAAATTGAAGATTTTCTTCCTTTAATGATTGAATAGATCCATCACTATATGCAACGTTATATCTTTCCTCATCGAAGTTTTCAAAAAATCTATCAGTTTCAGTTAATGTAACTGTACCTCTATTAGAAGCAACGTTAAAAGTTGCCTGTGATCTTACCTGAACTTCAGAAACACTTAAATCTACATTAGATATAGAATCTATTGGCAAATCAGAAATAAGAGTTGAATTTTGTGCATTAATTAATCTTGGCCTAATAATTTTAAAATCACTAGTTACAAGAGTAGACCCACTTGGTAATTCTTTCTGACAAACTCCTGACACATCTACAGCCAATGCCGCAACAGTAATAGTAGCACCAGAAGTTGAAACTGCTGTAACTTTGTTATATGTTGGATCAGACTCACCAGCCTTCTGATATTTTACAATATCACCAATCTTAACACCACTCTTAAATCTATTACCACCAACACTAACAGTACCACCAGTAGTAATTGAATACTCAGTTCCTGCAGGAGCTGGACTTCCTTCTCTTGAAAGAACAGTATCTGCATTAAATTCATTATCCCCAACATCTTGGAAAATGGATTTAACATCATCCATTGAATGTTCTGTTACTGCAGTAATTGTTTTACTATCAACAACACCATTTACCTTAATAGGTTCATCTACAATAAATGCACCACTTGTATCTTGTAAACTGAGAGAAGTTGCACCACTTGCAGCATCAACAAGATATCCTCTTGCACCACTTCTTTGACCTTCAATTAACGAACCCTTGATTGCAGTAAGACCACTATTTACAGTAAGGCCTGTAAATATTGATATATCCCACAAAAGAACTTCATATACACTAGAATCTCCAGTATATCCAGCAGCTTCTAACTTATAATCATATACTCTTGCATTTCCAATATGACTTCCAAATTTATTTGACTGAGTAGATCCTACTCTTTCATTTCTTAAATCAACCGTATAAGTTACACCAAGACCAACTCTTGGAGCTCCCCATGCACGATTGACCTTTATCTTAGAAACACCATCAAAAGAAAATACTTGATTCTCTAACTTTCTAACTGTTCTTGGTTTTTCTATATCAACAAAAGTATTACCAGGTTTTTCTATATCATACCCTCTAACATAAGCTTTACCAGGCCCTACCTGATATATCATCATATCTTCAGATGGTGGATTACCTTCAGATGTCTTCTGATTATCAAAATAAACACCATTATTACCTTGTCTATCATTAAGTGATTCTCTTGATTTTACAGAGAATGGTTTCACATAATAATTACCACTTTCATCGTAAGTTCTTCTAGCAAATTCATCACGTATAAGATTATAATCAGTTTTCTTAACATGTTTTTCTACATTACCACTTCTAATTCTCAATAATTCAATAAAATTAGCATCATCAAATACATCAACATCTTTTTTAATTAATGTTGGTTTTAATTGAAATCTATCAGCACCAGGAGCTGCAAAGTTAGAAAATCCAGCTGCATTATCGAATAAAGATGCATCTTCAAATGCAGTTACTACATTTTCCTCTAAAAATAACCCAATTCTTCCAGAAGCTTTAGTACTATATTGATCAACAATAACAGTTTGTGGATTTACTTTTACAAAATATCCACGAATAAAATATATACCTTCTTCAATAGATGCTGCACATCCAATAGCAGCTGCATTTACAGATATGGTTGTTGCAAATGGGTTATTAGCAATAACACGTGATTCTCCATACTCAATATCAGTAGTAGCTACTAAATTTTCACCATCATTAAAGACATTAGATACAAAATCACTACCAGATTTTGTATATTTAATATACAATGTATGTTTTCCTTTATCTGATTTAGTTGAGAGAACGTGATTAACTACTTTAGCCTCTACACCAGATGTTTGTCCTATTACCTTTTTACCAACTAATTTATCAAGATATTCAGATAATGGTATACCTAAAAAAGTATCTTCTAATTGTATTGCATAATATTGATTGTCATAACCAATTTGACCAGGAATGACCATCGAACCTTCTTTAAAGAAGTGTTGACCAAACTGTTCAATTTGATTTTGTAAAATAGTTTGTAATTGAGTTAATTCTCTTGCCTGAACAGGGCTACCAGGTTTAAAAAGAACTCTTTTGAAGTTCTTATCTTCATTAAAATCATCAAAATATGGAGAAACGTTCAGGTTTGTCTCTTGAGGCATTTTCTTAGAACTCTAATACGATTTTTACGTCTTCTTTCTGGGTAGCACTACGTTGTATTGCAGCCCTGTTATCTATGTATAACACCTCACCAGAATATTTTTTAACTTCTGGATTAGCTACACCTTCAATAAAGTCTTGACCCAGTTGCACAATTGCAGTTCCAACCGTAGTTGCAGCTGCAACTTGGGTAGCACTACCAAAACTAGTGTCTATTCCAAGAGCATTACCAGCAGCATTACCTGCAAGAGTATAAGTTCCTCCAGGCCCAATTTGGGATGTAAAATCAACCATTCTATAACCATAATCTGTCGATCCAATTCCAGTAGGTGTATACATTTTCAATACACCAGTTGATGAATCCCAATTCGCAACATAACCAACAGCAGTAGATCCAACACCAATTGTTTGTGATACTGGTGTATCAACTGCAAATGTAGTATCTGCAATATTACCACCACTTATAGTCTTAAGTTTAAGTGAAGTGAGGGAAACAGCACTAGATTTAGTTAAATCTCCACCCGATAGGGTTTTAGGATTCTTAACCACACCAACTCTTGCAAAATCATTACCAACTATAAAATCAGGATTAGATGTATCATTTTCAAATCTAGAATAAAGTAATACTCTATATGCACCCAATTCTTTATAAACATCAGCACCATGACCACCAGGAGGTGGAACTACAACTTCAATATTAGCTACAGATGTTCCAGCAACACCAACAGCTGATAATCCAGCAATAGGCCCACCAATTTCTGTACCAGGCCCTCCTGGATAAAACTGAATTTGTGCTCGTGTATAACCAGTACCACCATTAGTAACAGTTACATCAGAAACCTTTCCTTGTGAATTAACAGTTACAGATGCTTTACCACCCGTTCCATCACCAAGTATTGGAATATTATTAAATGTAGTACCTATAGGTTGATAACCATCACCAGCATTAACAATAACCGCAGTTTCAATTTTACCATCTACTGCATTATTCTTCACATCTGCAGTTTCACCAGTTCCCCAAGTATTAGGAACAGGCATAAAATCAATAGAATCAAATTTTATTATTTCTGCTGGTTTAATTGTATAAAGATACTTCCAAATATAACCATCACCACTAGTACCAGCAGCTCTTGGTTCTAAATCAACAAAATCTGGTTCGTCAAGTGACTGTCTACCTTGTGGGTTATCAGGACTTTGACCATTATTAATACAAATATAAACTTTAAGATCACTATTTACAACGTAATATTGTGCATCATATAAATTGGTAGAAGATGTCTTAGGACTTTGATTCTCTCTTGTATAACCATTCTTATACATTTCATAGACAGTACCAGCAGTCCAATTATTTTTCTTCACCATTCTTTGTATATCACCACTACTTAATTTCTTAAGTCCTAACATAGTATCCCAAACATCATTATATTCCCTAAATCCATCCATAGGAGCTGGAGTATTTTCATTCCAATCGGTTTTACCGTAACCAGCACTAACGTCTTGGGAATTTGGGAATCCAATGAATGTATAATAATACTGCGATGTATCAGCTACACCAGCGACAAAATTCGCAGCATTTAATATTCTAAATTGATCTGAAATAATCGCAGGCATTTTATTAGACTATTTTTGTTTATTTATGTTGTTTTATCAAAGTCACTATATGTTATAGCTAAAGGATTAATACGTCTCACTTCAGGAGCCGTAGTTATTCCTGTGTAACCATTAGTTGTATTAATATTGAATGCTTTTGGATCTGTAACAGATCTTGTTAGATTAGTTAACTTGCCGAAACTGTAATCACCAAGTTTTAATCTATTATGTAGGGGG